ATGAAAAACCTTTTTAAAATATCGTTCATTTTAGTTTTTTCAATTGGCATTGCCCAGGAAGATAAAACCTTTAAGCCGGTTGCGGATAATCCAACAGAGCGCGTTTCTGAATCCGGAACTGTAACCTTTGAAAAAACTTTATACGGCATTAATTTTGACCGATCCGTTTCAGGTGAAATTAAAGACAAAATCACAAAGTTTTTAAAAACAAATCCACGCGGTTTCACATCGCCTGGAACCTACACCGTACGGCTTGTCAAAAGAAACGGAAAACTCTATCTAAAAGAAAAAGAGTTTCCCGAAAAACTTATAGAATTATAAATCCCATTCAAACTCCGTAGCTTCAGTTACGGAGTTTATTTTTTCTACCAATTGGCCATTGATTTCCAAATCTTCAAACTTGCCGGTATTTGGATATTCAGGTTCCGGCGCTCTTTTCACGTATTGGCATTCATAGCGAAATATGTAAATGTCCACGATGCTATCCAGGCGGTTGCTTCCTTCCCAAACCAGTTTTAATTTGCCCGTTGATTCGGTTGTAATAGTCTGAACCAATTGATCAACCAAATGATTGTAATCCATACTTTTCAGCGCCACATCCATATTGGCCGAAATATTGGCAGTGCTTCTTAATTGTTCAAAGCACACACGCAATTCAATGGTTGCAATGGCTGGCGATTCTTCATAGTTTATCATCCATTCGACCAGCAAGGCGTTTCCGTGAAAAAGTTCAAAATTTTCTTCGTTTAAATCTTGCTGTGCGTACAGGTCAATATATCTTGGAGCTGTCAATCCAAATTCTTGAAAACGCGCCTGCGTTTCTGAATTGGAAGCATCAAATTTTTGGCAAAGTTTCTTATAAAATTCTTTCATTTTAAATCGGTTTTAAATCATCGTAAAGCTTTCTTTATCTCTTTTTCCATCAGGCGTTCAATACGTCTCAAAAGAATGGCAGATTCGCCTATAAATTGCCGCTTTGGCATTTTAGTGTTCATTTTTCTTCTGTGCATTTTGACGGTTTCAGCCCTGCCTTTACGCGTTCTTGTGTGTTGGCGTACGTTTACAGTTCTGTTAAGTATTCCGCCTTCGTTGTGAATGCGAGCATAGGGAACGTCCGTTCCGATTGTCACGCTGTTTGGCGTAACTTTTATTTTGCGGATGGAACGCTTCAATCGCCCGGAACGCACCATGAGACTTCCACGATCTTCTTTGCTTCTTTTTTTCCAGGGTTCACGCGTCCGACTCAGCCAATTCTTTTGAACAAATCGTTCTTTGCTAAAATTCACGGCTTCAACGGCTGCAATTTCCGGGAACCGTGTACGCATGCGTTTTAATCGTTCAACTTTTGCAAGAAAAGAATTATCCATTTTCGGCATTTGCAATTACACGCATCATCATTTCGGTAAACCATCTTTCCAAATCATCAGGCGTCATTCCACTGGTTCCTGAACCGTTGTTCACATTGATATCGCCTTTATTAAAAGCTTCAAATTTGATATTCATATAACGCACCTGGTTTGATTTTCCGGACACTTTATTGATATCATCTTTAGCCTTTTTCACACCTTCAGCACGTCCTTTTCCGGTTCCGGAATCGGGCGTTCTTGCAGCATACATATTGATGGCTTCTTTGCCCATATTATAGAAGCCCAATGGATTAAAAGCAACCTGATCGCCTTGGTTGGCCATACGTTCGCCTTCAGTTACAAGATTGTTTCCTTCCCTGAAGGCTTTGATTCTTTCCAAAGCTTTGTCAGCCATTCCAGTTGGGTCGAATTCAGCAATCATTTGAAATATCTGCTGAATAGGTTTCAAAACGGCGTCTATTAACACAAGCCGTAACCTTTTAAGGCCACCAATTATTCCATCTGTTTTGAAAGCTTCTTTGATGCTTTCCCAATGATCATAAATGGATTTGAAAGCATTTATCACCATCCCTATCGGTCCCATAAACTGAAGCAAGGCGGCTCCCCATTCGTCGTATTTCTGTATTGCCGTATAAACCAATGCAATTAGGGTAGCAATGGCCAATATTACCAATCCAATTGGATTTGCATCCATTGCTATATTTAACAACCATTGCGCGGCTGTCCATGCTTGTGTGACCAATGTAATTGCACCGATGTACAGTTTATAAGCAATTATACCCGTAATTAAAGCGGTGAGAATGCCTACAGTCATTCCAATTATAGGATTTCCGGCATTGAATTCATCAATGAGCCAATTTATAGCACCGGCCACTTTCCCAACCGATTCGGTCAAATAATTAATAGCGCCAGTAATGTTATCCATTCCAATTTTTTCAATTAATCCGGAAAATGCATCAACTATACTTGCCTGCAATTGTCCCAATGCCCCTTCAAAGGTTTCGGTAGATTTAGCCGCCTCAACTGCTATTGGGTCCATGCCAAGCTGCATAATGGCAGCGTTAAACTTATCGGCTGTAATCAACCCCTTTTCCATAGCATCCCGGAAGTTTCCGGTATAGGCACCATTTTGTCGCAAAGCTTCCTGGAGTTTTCCTGAAGCCCCAGGTATGGCATTGGCCAATTGGTTCCAATTTTCAGTCGTTAATTTTCCTGCACCGGCTGTTTGTGTCAACATCATTGCCACCGAACGGAATGTGTTCGCATTCCCACCGGCCACAGCATTTAAGTTTCCGGCAGCTTGTGTCAATCCCGTGAAATCTTTGATTCCATTGGCCGCCAGCTGTGCCGTCGTGTTGGCAATTGTAGTCAAATCATACACGGTATCATCGGCATATTTTTTGACATCGGCGGCGGCGTTTTGAATAACGCCCGGATTGAAGCCGGCAAACCCCATGGTTGATTCGAATTTCTTTAAAGCATCGACCGAATTAATCGCTTCACCGGCTAAACCACTTATGGCGCCCGTGACCATTGTCAATATTGACATACCCACACCTGCGAGAATACCAAAGCCTAAACCACTCCAAACATCAATTGGCCGGGACAACTCCGCCGCCGCCACATTTCGGAATCGGCTCAATCTGCCTTGCATACGATTAACGGCGCCATCAAGCTTTTGAGTTACCCGATTCAGCTTATTATTAAACAGCCTATCTGACAACTCCAGTATTAGTTCTAATTTTGATTTTGCGGCCATAATTTATTTTTTATATCTTTGTAGTCTAAAGTTAAACTCGCGGGGTTCACTGCTTTACGCATAACGTCGCACCGTTGGGGTTTAACTTTTTTTGTTTATTAATAATCCGGTTCGCGTTTTCTTTTCATCTTTCATTTCGTACCAGGTTTTAATCTCCACATGATTTTTTGAAACTCTATTCGTTACTACAAGCGTTTTATCTTTGTAGAACTTAACATATCGGAGGGTCTGAAATTTATTATCGGATTCATTGATCAACCACACTTCATCCGGATTTTCTAAAATGTCTTTTACATGTGGAAAATATTTGTGTCGATTCTCTTTTAAATACTTTCCTTTCGTGTGAATGTCAAATGTTTTTCGGTTCAGAATTAACTTTCGGCCGAAATAATCATCAAATCCCATAAAGTCTTCTTTGCCTATTTTTCCGGAAGGTTTGAATAGTTCAGAAACATTATCGGCGGTAATGGTGTCATCCAGTTTAAGCGGGTTTAAATCTGATTTAAACTTATTCCAGGAAGGAAGTTTATGTTTGTCATAAGTCAGATCAGAAAACTTGCCGTCGATTCCTCTTTTAGAGTAGAATTGTTTTGTTGTAAAAACTTCCTTCAGATCACCGCGATTGATTGCAAATTGCGAATCTTTCCAGGTCATATCCGAATTACTGAACAAACGTTTTCCTTCAGCACCACTCATAACTTCTTCCGGATCATGAATGAATTGAATCATTTCACATCGGCAACCATAACCATTAGGCGGCCATAGTTGCATAGCTTCTTTGTCTTTCAAACTGAACACTTTCCCATTTAACAAAGCGTGCTGATCCCGAACTTTGGTGTCACCTACCGTTTGGTATTGAACGTATTGTGTAACCGTATCTTCTTCAGCTTTGAATCGATGGTAAGCGGCTGAACTCTGACCTACTGCAATGGAAAGATTATATTCAGTCAATAGCCAATCAGCATTGAAGGATTTAACTTCTTTCATAGCCAGTTCCTTGAATTCGCTGAACGATCTGATTTGTTGCTTTTTTTTGTCAATTAGCAAATCAGTCATTGCGGCCAGCCTTGCTTCTGTTTTGCTTGCAGAAAATTCAAACAAGTTGTATTCCATCAGCTGATAAGCCAAAACATCAGGTGTATTGTAAGCTACGAAAGTGCCATAACCGGACTTTAACCCTTCAGCTAAATGTTTAGTTTCTTCTACAATTAAGGAAGCTTCAGTTAAATCTGTGTTTTCACCTTCCCAAATTCCTGCTGCCAGCAATTCAGAAAGTTCATCCAACAATTTATTACTGGAAGCCGCCGTGGGCAAATGTGAACAATTACGAATATTCCGGTCGATTCCAAGTTGCACCCGGTTGATCGGGATCATCTTGCTGGGAATTTGCTTCTTCATCAGTTAAATTTTGATTTTGGAAAATTCTTCTTTTACCGGTAATAGGAACGTTGAACGTTTCGCTTAACCATTCTTCTTCTATTTCATAGCCATTTAAAAGCATCCCATTTACGATGTCCCAGTATTGATTGATATCAATTTCTTCCTTTGATTCAACCCATTCAAAAACATCATCATGGCTTAAAAATGAATAGCCATGCTGCACAAGCAATGGAATTAAAATATCATTGACGTTAAATTTAATATCCCGGCGGTCAGCCTGCGAGATTTTGTAATCCAAGGTTCTTTCATGGACTTCTGACTGAGAACGGTTGGCATTGTCATTGGATAACGTATTGGAACCAACGATTGCGCCACAAATCTCATTGATATTAAACTTTATGAATTCAGAGTACAGACCGTACGCGTCCGTTCTTTTTGCCTCATCGAACTTAATGGTTGTTCCTTCAGGGAAAACGCCCACGCTCGCTTCAGCTAATGCCAGCAATTGTTTTTCCACATTATCCAAATGATCTTGATTGCTGTTATTAGTTGTAGCCGAAACCAATGGATTGCCGAATTTTTCACAGAATTCCATCCAGGACTGTGCAACATTTCTTTTCCAAATCAAGTTAGGAACAATATCATTTACAATTCCAAGCGGATTTTCACCATTCAATTCCACAACCCAGTCGGTATGTTCCGGGCTTGAGTAATCAATGAATTTCGTGCTGTTTAAATCCGGGTATATTCTTTTTTGAACCGGAACCACGTTTCGAGGTGGCACAATTCCAAAGGAAATGTTATGGCCGTTGAACTCAAAGAATTCTATCACGCGTGTGCCGAAAATCACTGAAGTAAGATATGCGGCCAAATACTTGTAAAACCATTGCTGGTTAAATAACCCGGTTGCTTCTTCATTGATTTCACCGGTCTTCTGATTCCGGATCTGGAAGCCAACGCTGAGCGTTGCAGATTCTCTTAATTGAACCTGCGTACGGAATGTACCGTCTGTTTTCAGATCATCAACTAAATCGTGAAAAATATTGAACCTTGGATTATCCCATCGTTCGGCAGCCATTAACGCCATTCGCCATTTGTCGATATCTTTCCGGGAACGGTCTTTAAATGATTTGGCAATTTTTTCGATAATCGCCTCCAGGTTTTTGTTTTTTTTGTTTCGCAACGGCGTTGTTTCCGCTTTGTTTACAATGGTGGTTTTTGGCAAAACACCGGAATCAATTTTCTGCCCCTTTAAGCGCTTAAATTCTAATCCAAATACTTTCATACTATTTTATTCATATAGTTTCTAAAAATCAATTTTAAATCGGTTTTAAATCGGAATACTACCACTTGTTGTTTTGCGGTTTGTATTTACTTGAAATTCTAACCGAGGGTTTAACTTCACCGTCTTCATCTGTAATGGGTGGCAAATCGGCAGATGAAGCATCACCGGAAGCTATCATTTTGAGCCATTCCATTGCATCCTGATATCGCTCCGATCTGTGTGCCGGCATTTTATTGGGGGCAATACTGGTGTACAAGTGATAGAGTGCACAATCAATCGCAATCATTATGATATAGTCATTTCTATCAGCACCGGTGGCCGAAAAGATAATTCCGGCATCATATCGGCCCGATATGTATTGTTTGATTTGAGAAATGGCCATGTCTTCAGCGCGTTTCATCTTTGCCGGTGTGTAATCTTCCAGGAGAATGTTTTTTATTTCATCGCGAATCAATACTGTGTAATCCGCTTCTTCTATAAATGCCATATTAAAATCTGTTTTTGCGTTTTTCAATTAAACTTTTGCGGCTGTGCGTTTTGGGTTGGAATTTTGTAACGAATGCGGATTTGTTTACTTTGGACATTCCAGACTGAAGGAAGTCGGGACCGTCATCGTTTGCATTTGAGCCTTTTTCGAATGAATACAATTGATCTTCCATTGTGTTGAAATCATTACTTCCTTTAAATAGAATGTTGAAAAAGACATTTAATCTTTCAAAAAAACCAGCCATTGATTCAATTCGGTCAAACTTGTTAATTTTAGCTTCTTTATCAGCGGTAACAGGCACGTAGAATCCACGTTCTTCACCAACTAAATCAAAATCATTCACGAATTCATCCATAGCAAACAAGCCCTCAATCTGATATGAGATGTTATGTTTTAATAAGTTGTGTTTTTCCACCAGATCGTAAAGCCATTCCGCTACAGCTTTTCTCGAGGCGCGTCTTAGAAAACAGTAAATCAAATGATATTCATTGCCTACCTTACCTATTAGTCCCATACCCTTGTAATCCGCCGCTTCTTTATAGGATAAATCTCCATAGAAGCATAAAGCGTCATATTGATTTAGGGGTAGCATTTTCTTATATTGGATATGTTCCGGCTTAAAGATTTCACCGTCCTGAATGTGAATGTGCATATATTCACGCATGAAGGAACGGTAAGGCGTATTTTCGTATTTTTCTTTCCAGTATTCGGCTGTGGTTTTTTCTGGCCAGTTGGGTTCAAATGAACTTAAGTTTTTAACAGCTGTGACCGTAATGACAAAATGCTTTACTTTCCGTTTTGCTTCTTTTGCCTTTTCGTTTATCCTTTTGAATTCCTGCTTTAGCTGGTTTATGATAGTGTTTTTGTGGAAATTGTTATTAGCCACAACAAACCGTCGGCGATCAGAACCTTCATCAAAAGTTCCTTTCAAATCTTCCCAAACCCATTCAACCGCTTTTCGGCTTCGTTTTTCATTGTTACAAAGCTCCTTGCTGTCAACGTCATCGACTACAATGTAATCAGGTCGTTCCGATGCTTCACGAAGTCCACGAACTGACTGGCGGAAACCACGACTGACGAATTTCACACCATCGATTGTGGTGAAATCACCTTCAGACCAATCACCGTATTTATATCGTTTGCCATAGTCGTTAATGATCCGTTGGTTATACTGCAACTGGCTTTGTACGTCCGATATTAGTTTCTTTCCTTTGTCAACCGTTTGGCCGATCAAAAGCATAAATTTCAAATCTTTTTTAACCAGATATAAATACATAGGAACGCCCATGTCTAAATGCACGGATTTCGCACCCGATCTGTAAATTTCGGCCAGCAGATCAATTATTCTGTTTTCAATTATCAGCTTAGCCATTCGCTTGTGAAACTTTGCACATTTAGACTTAGCATACATGGGAAAGTAATATTCAAACCATTCGGCATAGTCTTGTTCCGTCTTTTTGATCCGCTTCATTTTATCGGCTGGTGATTCATTTAGCCGTATTGTAGTGGATTGTTCCACTTTCTTACAATGAAGTTCGTAGTCTTTAAGAAGCTTTTCAAATGCTTTTGTCATTGCCATAATTAGGAAGCCTGGTTGATTTTATAAAGTAAAAATTGTTTGTGCCACTGGGTAAAAAGTACAGCCGTTTGCGGTTCCTGGTCAGCCATCCAGTTATCAAATTCTTTGAAAACAGAAAAGATAACCTGAGGGTTGATTTTATCAGAAACCGTTTCCAGGACTTTATTGATTTTTGCCAAAGAATCAGCGTCGATTGTGGAAATGCCGCCTTCAGCCACCGTTTTCAATTCACGCATCAGTACTTCTCGGATTTTATGTGGTGAAGTAACAAATTCAGCACGTCTGTCATCCCAGGACTTTTCACCGTCTATCTCATATCCTTTGCGCCACCGGCTCAAAGTTTGCTCACTTACATCCAAAGTAGCTGCAATGGCTTTGGCAGTCATTCCTTCTTCAATAAACATGCGTTCCGCCATTTCCTTTTTAAGCTTATTGCTCACATTATTTCCGCGGGTTTCAGACTTCTTTGCCATAAGGGTTTTATTCGCAAAAGTCCGTTTCTAAAACCGCTAATTCTAAAATGTTTGCAAGCCTTGCAAACAATCTTTTTTCCTTGATGCAACTGATAAATATTTGCGTGAAAAAGCATTTAGAACGTGATTTTAAGAACACAGGGAAACATCCTATATGCAATAGGAAGAATTTGGGAAGGTGACGGCGTTCACTTCTTATCGGTTTTCAATAGTATGGAAAGCCAGCACACCAATATTGTGGTAAAGCTTCACACGTTTGGCGGTTCCGTATTTGACGGAAATCTTATTTATAATGCTATTCAGAATTCCAAATCTGATATTGAAATCCAAATTTTAGGAGTAGCTGCTTCAATGGGGGCGGTGATTGCCTTATCCCGGAAAAAAGTGTTCCTGGTTGAAAACGGATTCCTGATGGTGCACGCTCCAAGCGGTGGCACCTATGGAACGGCAAGTGATCACGAAAACAACGCAAAACTTTTGCGATCCATTGAAAAGAACTTCCTGAAAAAACTGATGGCCAAAACCGGCAAGCCTGAAAACCACGTTAAAAAGTGGCTTTCCGGTGATAATTGGTTTGATGCTGAAGCCGCTTTGGATGAAGGCCTAATTAGTGGAATTATCGAACCTGAAACTGAAATAGAAGCCTTTGATCCTAAAGAGGTAGGCACGGAAGAAACGTACAACCGATTTGCCGCCTTGCTTTTGCCAACCAGCGAAACCCAAACTGAAAACGAAAATCCAAAAATTGAAAATCCTAATATGAAATTACAACTTATTCAGGCCTTAGCGCTTGTAGGTGTGTCTGCTGAATCAAGTGATACAGCAGTCATTGAAGCGGTTAAAAACCACATTCAACAAAAAGAACAAAAACTTTCAGCTGATTTACAGACTGAAAAAACCAAGCGTGAAGACGCTGAAGGAAAATTGAAGGCGCAAACGGAATCAACCGTAAATGCATTGATCGCTGAAGCTGATAAAACTCAAAAGTTTTCCGATTCTGAAAAGGAAACTTACAAGAACATCGGTCTGACCGCTGGGGTTGAATCACTTCAAACTGTATTGGCAAAACTAACGCCAACGCAAAAAAGAAACCCGATTTCACAGCAGTTTAACGCTGGGAAAGATTCACAGGAATTTTCAGCCGAACGTGATAACTGGGATTTTGACAAATGGCAAAAAGAAGATCCTCGCGGATGGGAAGCATTGGCAACGTCAAACCCTGAAAAGTTTCAGGAAGTGTTGAACGCAAAATTCAAAAAGTAATCTAAGTATTTAACTCAAACATCATTCAGACAATGAAAACTAAAAGAAAATTAAACATAAGCGCGGTTTTTACCAACCTTTTATTGGCAATCCTTGTAGGGTTTGTATTTCACGTTACCGTGGGGGTTGACCCCATCATTCCGACCGCTGTGGTATTTGGTGCCGGCACCGGATTGCAATTTTTAGGTATGGAATTACCTAAAGGCGCGTTCATGGCGGGCGTTTATCGTGAAATTTGGACTGGCGAATTAGTAGAATCCTTTAAGCCACATTTGGAAGCTTCATTTTTAAATGAGATTAAAGATTATTCTGAAAAGGTTTCTCAGTCAAAAGGTGGAGAATATGAGTTTATTCATTTAGTGGATATAGGTGCCGATCCTGAAGTACTTATAAACAACAACACATATCCTATAGGCTACACAGAATTAGAGGATGGGGATATAGCGTTTAAGCTTGACACATACGATACGAAAGCTACAAGGGTAACAGCGGATGAGCTATATGCCATTTCTTATGACAAAGTCGCTAAAGTGAATGGAACTCATAAGGATGCAATTTTAGGCGCCAAATTTGGAAAGGGAACTCATGCGCTGGCGCCAATGACGGATACCTCTAATACTCCAGTAATCCTAACTACTGGTGTCACAGAGGCAGGTAAGAAAAGAGCCTCTAAAGCAGATATTATTAGAACTGCAAGAGCCATGACCGTAGCTGGCATTCCAAATGATGGACGTCGGGTTTTGATACTAGATGAATGGCACTTGTATGATCTTCTTTTAGAAGACGATAGGTTTTACGATAAGTATGTGAACATTGAAGCCGGAACAGTTAAAGCCCGTTTTTATGGGTTCAAGGTATATACTTATAGTAATAATCCATTCTATGCAGGTACTGCAAAAGCCAGCTATGGGACTGTATTTGATGAAGACGTTCACAATAGAGCTTCTGTAGCTTTTTACGCTCCGGATATGTTTAAATGTACGGGTAGTACAATCATGTATTACGACGAGCCTGATACCCAATACCATGCTTCAGCAGTTAATTTCACTCACCGTTATTTAGTTTCTCCAAAGAAAGCACGCGGAGTTGCTGCTTTGGTAACTGCTAACGAATAAGCAAACCATTATCAGATATAACAAGTTAAACCCCAACGTATCAGAGTTTTTTTAATCTAAAACTAATAAAATGAACAAATCATATTCAAAAGCAGAACTGGAAAAGAAAGCCCAGGAACTGCTTAAAAACAGAAGCGAAACGACATTGTTTGCCAATGCACGCGGTGAATTCTTCACTTCGAAAAATGCACTTCAGAACTCACTAAAAAAGGGTGAAGCCTCTTATGAGTTTTTCCGGGCGGATGAAAAATCAGACAAAACTGAATCCGGAACCAACGATGAGGATGAAGCGATCCGCGCTGAACTGGTTGCTAAATACAAGGAATTGTATGGAAAAGAGCCGGCAAAGAATTCAAGAAACGAAACGATCAGCCAAAGAATTTCTGAAAAGGAAGCTGAATTGGCTGCAAACGCTGGCAAAGAATCCGGTGAGGGAACAAAGGAAGAATCTGATGCCAACGGTGAAGAAACCGACAAAGATCAGTAAGAAGCTATTAACCATTTTAATAATTTGCAATGAGCAACATTAATGGAGTAACAATACAGAAAGGAAAGGTGGGAGCAAACCGCCGGAACGTTAAACGTGCAGTTTCTGCACTCATTATCGGTTCGGTTGCTTCTGCCGACCTGGCTTTAAATACACCACAAACGGTGTATAATATTGAAGACCTTGAACAATACGGGATCACACCTGAATTTGACAGCACAAACAACTTAAACGTTTACCGACATTTTTCTGAATTTTTCAGAATGGCAGGCGCTGGCACAGAATTACATTTCATGCTGGTAGATCAAGCGGAAACATTTGGAACTATTTTGGCCGATGCTTCCGAAACAATGGCTAAAAGGCTATTGGCATTTGCTAAGCACGATGTTCGCCAATTGGGTGTATGTCTAAATCCGGATGAAACTCCCACGCCGGTCGACGGCCTGCCTGATGATGCATTAACAGCTATCGCGGCCGCTCAGGGCTTGTATGCATGGGCTGATGAAAATCACATGCCTTTGCAGATATTCTTAGAAGGTCACAACCTTTCAGGTGCTGCAAACGTGGTTCCTGATCTGAGAGATATCGAAAACGTAAAAGCCACAAAGGTAACTTATGTGATCGGTCAGGATTGGGCTTATGCCGAAACAAAAACCGGAATCGCGCAAAAGTTTGCAGATGTCGGAACTGTGCTTGGAGTTTGTTCAGCCGCTCGTATTAATCAAAACATTGGTGATAACGAAGAGTTTGATTTGACTGATGCAACCCGAAATGCCTGGATGGTACCCGGCTTGTCAAACCACAAGAAAAACGATGAAGTTTATTCACAGCTTCAAACCTTTGAAGACAAGGGTTATGTTTTCGGTTTGGAATACGCCGGGCTTGCTGGCGTGAGAATTAATAATGATCACGTTTGCGCGCCGATTGAGATTGACCAGGAAGGTAACATGAACGAGCACACTATTGCGTATGGGCGAATCCTTGATGATGCACGCCGCCAATTGAGAACCGTTTATTTGCCGAAAATCAAAAAGACTTATCCGGTAGGAACCGACGGTAAACTTCCAGTGGGTGTAAGAACCTCCCTGGAGTTAGTGGGTGATGCTGTTTTTGGTGATATGCAGAATGCTGCTGAAATCTCTAATGGAAAAACAACGATTGATCCGGATAGCGATATCATGGTAGAAAAGGAATTGATTGTAGGCTTCAACCTACAGCCAACCGGTGTAATTGGTTATCTGAATGGAACTATTAATCTAAAACAAAGAATCTAATGGCTACAATTATCAGAAACGGAAAGGCCTATGACAGCGGTGATGCAACTGCGTACATCAACGGTGTGGAAATAGAATTGACTGACATCAGTTACGGAAACGAGCAGGAAAAGCAATTGAATCACACATTGAAAAACAAAGCTACTTCCTGGAGTCGTGGTAAAATTACTCCAAGCTGTACGATGGGTATCATGATGCATGACATTGCGCCTTTGGAAAAAGCCGCCGCCTCTGTTGGTGGTTTGCTCAACGTCAAACCCTTTGATGTGGTGATTGTTTTCGCTAACGAATTCAATGAAGTGGTTCAGGATACGCTGTTGCTTCAGTTCCAAAGAGAAGGTCGTGAAGTAACCGGTGAAATGGGTTTAAAACTATCGTACGAAATGTTTGCGATGGAAGTTAACCTGAATGTTTAATTCAAGTTTAAACCAAATTTAAAAACAATAAAACAATGAAAAAAGAGGAAATTAAAGTAACGGAACTTTCAGCTTCAGAAATTGAAAAAGCTGGTGGCGTTGCAAATCTTAGACGTGTAGAATTACCGCTTGATGAAAGTAATTCTGAATTTTTGGAAATAGTTGTGTGCGTACCTGATAGAAATGTCATGGGGCAATACCTGCGTTTTCAGCAAACCAACCCCAAAAAGGCGTTTGAGATCCTGGTTAAAAACTGCGTATTAACGCACAAAGATCAGGTGTTAGGAGATGATCATTTATTCTTTACAGCTGTGTCTCAAATCTCTGAATTAATCCCAATCAGAGACGGTAAGACAAAAAAGTATTAGACAGCTGGCCGGAACTATCCAGTGAAAGTGGATTAGACAGCATTTTTATCATTGATGCAATGATTAGCCATCTACTCCACATTCCCTTTCCGGAACAGCTGGATGATGATACCTGGGCTGCTAAATGGGCACAGGCAAGGTATATAAGACGAACGTTTTTTCCCACAAAAGAAGAATTACAGTAAATGAGCCGAACAATTAATTTAAAGGAAAGATATGCCGCCGCTTTCGGAATGTTAGCAGTTGGCTATATTTCCAATTCGGTTGCTGAAAGGCTTCAGGGCGCTCCAAAAGAATACGGACTGGAATCATATCCTTTCGAAGAGCCGGATTTTGAATACATCAAGTTTGAAGTTCCGGAACTGGAACCTTTAGAGTTTGGAACCTTACTAAAAGGAGAATCTGGAAACATCTTTGCGCCTCCTTTAATTATCACATTTAGCCAGGAAAAAACTTTAGTCGAAACTGAAGTAAACGATTCGGATGGGATCGTTATCGAACGTTGGGGAACCAAACCTTATGATTTGAGCATTCGCGGAATTTTGATTGATGTGGATAACAGAATTTATCCAAGTGATGAAATACGTCGACTCAATCAAAACTGGAAGCATAACGGAGTTGTGAAAGCAATCGGTGTGCAGTTCGAAGAAAAGGACATTGATAGCATTTATTTTACCCGGATTGAGTTTGCGCCGGTTGAAGGGTTTCAGGACACTATCCAGGTAAATATCGAAGCGAAAAGCATCAAGGCTGTCAACTTTACTTTGTTGAATCCAAATATGGGAATAAGCTGATGAATTACTTGTTTTTCAATATCACAATGCAGGTTATCATCGCTAACAATCTTGTTTTTGATGTATGCGAATCCATCAAAATCGAAAAGAGTGTGGAAGTTCTGACCAACACAGCCAAAATTACATTGCCGCGAGAATTCAAGAATGGTGAAGATTCAAATGGTAATCCATTGGACTTTTCTTATAAGTCCATTTTGGACTTTATGAAGCGCGGTGATTCTATACAAATTTCTTTGGGCTATGATGGTAACAACCAAACAGAATTCCAGGGATATATCACGAAAATCGGCGCGGATACGCCATTGGTTTTGGAGTGTGAAGACGAAATGTATCAATTGAAAAAAGCACCGCGTATAACTAAATACATCAAATCCGGAAGCCTGATTGAAATATTGAAAGCTGTCATTCCTTCCAAATACAATATTGAATTGAATGAAGACTACAATTACGGTTCCTGGCACATTGACAATGCTACACCCTATGAAGTCCTGGAAGAACTGAAAGAACGCACAGGTTTACGCGCTTATTTTATAACGCCCGATACATTAAGTGTAGGAATGAAAGTGGATTTTAAACCGCGCGATGTTCATCAGTTTAATTTCAGCGAAAACGTTCGCCGCGATACTGATTTGAGTTTTGAGCGGAAAGATGATAAGCTTTTGGAAGTGACTGTTAAATCACGGCAAAAAAACGGTGAAGAATTATCGGAAACCGTTGGCGAAAAAGGCGGAAACACAGTCAATATGTCAATGGTTCCAAATATGACCAAAGCTGATCTGAAAAAGTGGGCGGAACAAATTTATAAAAGTCGTTCAATAGATGGTTTTGAAGGTAGCTTGAATTCCTGGTGTGAACCAAGAACGCAGCCGGGTGATTCAGCCGAAATATATCGACCGATTTATGAAGATGGTCATCAAAACGGTCGGTATTTTATAGAAGCGGTCACTATTGATTTAAACGGTGATTCCGGAATACGTAGAACCAATAAACTTTCTTATAAGCTATGAGTTTTGCAGAAGTATTCAAAGAAGCTGTGAGCAAAAGCAGAAATGCCGGTACTCGGATGAAGCACCAAACCGGAATCGGCGTAGTGAAATCCATTGATGGTGATACTTGTCAAGTTGATGACATCGAAGAAGTGCGATTGAATTCGATCATTGATGACCTGGATAGTCAAATCACCGTATACCCAAAAGTCGGCAGCAAAGTTCTACTGGGTAAAATTGAAAATGAAGACACCCCATTCATACTGAAGTATTCAGAAATAGACAGGGTAATTATAAAAATGGGTGATCAGATTTTTGAAATGAAAGACGGAAAGTTTTCAATCAAAAACAATGTGGCTGATCTGAAGGGAATTTTAAATACAACATTTGAAACCCTTCAAAATGCAATCATAATTACACCCAGTGGACCGGGAAGTTTTTCACCGGATGATGTAGCGGTATTGGTTCAGCAAAACCAATTGTTAAATCAATTAATGCAATGATATGGCTTTGAATAAAACACAACTGAAAGCTTCCATAAAGGCAATGCTAAACGATTTGAAAGATGATGTAGATCAAACAGCAGCAATTGAGAAATATGCCGAAATGATAAGTACGGCAATTGATGAGTATGTAAAAACAGCAACAGTAATCGGCACCGACAGCATGGGCGGTCCTATAACCGGAACGATACAATGAGACAGGATTTTTTAAGAGATGAAGACGGTGATATCCTAATTAAAGACGGTGATTTTGTGACCGGCCAAAGTGATCAGCAACATGTAGGTGATATTTTCATCGGTCAGATGGGCGAAATCAAGCAATGGCCATTGTGTGGGTTTGGCGCTGTGAATTATTTAAAAAGAAGTGTGACGAAAAATGAGTTCCGCCGGGACTTGAAAATACAACTGGAATACGATAAGTATGTAAATGCTCAAATCGATGACAGTAAAGGAATTGAAAACATTGTAATTAACATATAAATGGACTTGTATCAAATCATCATCACAATGATTGGTTATCTCTTTGGCGCGGGTGGCCTTGTATTTTGGTTTTTGGAACGCCGAAAATTTAACGCTGAAGTAGCTGCAACGTTGGAAAGCGTTCAGGCTACGAAAATTGAAAATGATGTGAAGTTAAGCGAGCATTATCGTGAAATCCTGGACGATCTGAAAAAGCGTTACGAAGATAGATACCAGGAATACGAAACGATGATGAATAATAAAATCAGAATCCTAAAAGATGAAATTACGTTGCTTAGAAAGCAAGTTAAATCATTAAAAGGTGAGCTGAAGGAAAAAGAAGAAAGAATTAAAGAATTGTCAGTCAAGTGATAGTAGTACACCATAATCAATCATTATTTGATATCGCCATTCAGGTTTATGGAACGGTGGCGGCGGCTTATGATTTGGCATTGCTCAACAATATTAGCCTTACCGATGATTTGGAAGCCGGCCAGCAATTGCTGTTGACGGATAAAGACTATGGACTGAAAGAAAACGTACAATTCTATAAACAAAGTAACCACCGCCCGGCTACAGCTTGGAACCCGGCTACTTCAGTTTATCAACCACGGCCTGAAGGTATCAGCTATTGGGCTGTAAATGTAGATTTTGTTGTTTCACCATAATGAAAATGTAAATGAGTGATAGAAACGCCATATATGAAGAAATTCTGACGGAAAAGGAAAACCGGGAAGAATTACAGGAACTGACTTCTGATAGCAGAACGTCAGACTGGAAGGAATTCGCCTGGATTATTTCCTATATCTGTCATTTGTTAAGCCAAATGTTCACAACCCACAAGGAAGAAACGGAAACGGCTATTCGCAATCAGAAGGTTCACAGATCGCCGCAAATCCGACAGACATTATTGGACTTTCAATATGGCTTCAGTTTAATTCCCGGAACGGACGAATGGATGAACGGAACCGCAACCGATGAAGAAATTGAAACCTCCAAAATTATAAAGTATGCAGCAGTCGTTGAGTCCGATGATGAAAAACGCGTGATCTGCAAGATAGCGACTGAAAACGATGATGAACTATCGCCTATTACTGAGGAACAATTGGAAGCAGTTGTAGAATTTGTGAAAGAGATAAAACCGCCTGGCGTGCCTTATACGGTAATTAACTATTTGCCGGATTTGTTGAGACTGAACATACGGATTTTCCGTGATCCGCTTGTATTGACAGCAAACGGCATTCACCGGGTAAACGGAACCAAGCCGGTTGAAGTTGCGTTGATGCAATTTATGAAGGAACTACCCTTCAATGGAGAATTACAACTGCAAGAATTAGCCAATAAACTTGAAGCAACGGACGGCGTTCGTTTGGTTCAGGTCGATTCGGCTGAAACTGCATGGTTGGATGCTGATAATGGAAGCTATGGAGATTTTGAAGCCATAGATGTAAGGACTATCCCTGCATCCGGCTATTTTAAGATTGTTGATTTTACAGGTATAAGTTATGTCGTATAGTGCAGAAAGTTCAAGAAGTAATTCGTGGTTCGATTTGAATGTAGATAAGTTGGTAATTTTATTGTTGCGTACATATCTGCGTTTTCCAAAACGAATCGCCTATCTGCAAACGCTGGCCAAACCACTGAAAAGAATCCATTACGAATGGAAAATAAACAGGCTTAAAAACCTTTACCGAATTAGCCATAACTGGATGAAGTGCTACATGGAATCGGCTTTGAACGACGAATTTGATCCACAGTTAAGACGAATCACCATTGATGAGCCCGATATTCATTTGAATAAATATATCTACACACAATCTGAGAACAAACCGAAATTTTTAGGAACGATGTATTTGCGTACGTCGGCAGAACTGGACGGTTCCGGGATGGATTTTACGGTCAATTTTAACGGTGCATCTGGAAATATATATGATATACGCGCCCTTGTTGACTTCTATAAAATGGCGGGGCCACGCTATAATATAATCAATTTGGCTGGAGCATTAAATCAAAATCAAACACCATGAATCAATTGAATGTACAACAAACGGGCGGTTTTCCACTGGAAACGGACACGCTCGAATTTATGCAACAAACTTACCAGCTTCTCAATGATCTGGGCTTCATAGCGGGCAACGCTACTATTATCTCAGGATGCGTGCAAACCGGTTCAAACATATCCGATGGCGTGGTCTTTTACAACGGCGAATTATTTGAATTTCGCGGTGGCTCTGTTCAAAATGCTTGTCGCGTTTTTGAAGAAAGCGAAATGCGAGAATTCGAAGATGGAACTACAAAAGTAGTTTTCAATCGACGTTGGATAGGTTTCGGCACCAGCCCGGGCAAGAGCATTGATTGGAGCAGTTTCGTTCGAATCAAATCGGCAAAGCAATTGACAGCTGATGTGAATGAGCTTATGGGTAAAGTAGTACCGGTCGGCGCCATTATGATGTGGGCGGGTTCGGCAGCAGAATTACCTGACGGCTATGCGCTATGCAACGGACAAAATGGAACTCCTGATTTGCGTTCACGTTTCGTGGTTGGTTTAAATCCTTCTGATGGTGATTATGATACAATAGGGAAAACAGGCGGCGCAAAAACCGTCACATTGACAGAGGCGCAGATGCCCTCGCATTCACACGGGGGAACAACAAGTTTGGACGGAAATCATACACATTCTTACAGTAAAGCTTCCACTATTGGCAGGCGTGGAAAAGACAATGGAAGTTTTGATTATGTGTCCGTCAGCTCGGCCGCCACATCCACAGCTGGCGCGCATACCCATACATTTACGACTGGGGCAAAAGGTGGCGGTCAAGCGCATGAAAATCGCCCACCCTACTATGTTTTAGCTTTCATTCAATTTAAAGGAATATAGAAATGGCAGTAACATCTATAAATCAAATTAAAAACTGGTTTAAAAACGGGCTGAAACCAGCACAGGAACACTTTTGGCATTGGATGGACTCGTATTGGCATAAAGAGGACGAAATTCCTATTAGTTCTATTGGTGGACTGGACGAAGCTTTGGGAAATAAGTCAGACACTGACCACGGTCATGATGGGTATGCAGACATAAATGCATCTAATTTGACTGAGGAAAACGTTGCGGCGTGGCAGTCGGCGCTGAATCTTTCAGCAGAAGTGAATGATGATGAGGTGGGGCTCACAGAAGATCACGAATATTTGGGATTGACAGCCGAAAACAACCAAGCTGATTTCAATGAAACGGTGGCCACGAAGTTTGAGTCGCAAGATGAGGCAATTGGAAATAAAATGTCAAAGCCGGAAAATGAAGGATCTTCTGAAGATTATCAATATGTCATAGGCATGGATGAAGAGGGTGATGTGGCAAAGCTTCCGGCTAATGATTTAGGAAAAAACATTGGAAATACTGATCTGGAAATTTTAGAACCTCGAGTATTAGATACTAACGGATTTCCCTTTTCAATAGCTGAATTACCCAATAAATCAACCGATGCGACTTTTACCGATTTTATGGGTAAAAACGCAACTGGACAAGTTGCTAAAATAGGTTATCCGGCTTTCAAGTTGCAGGCTGAAAATTGGACTTCTGCGCAAAAGCAAGAGTTCACTCAAATACTTAACGGCGGTTTCTCAACCGGAACGATGGCGGTCAATTTGATTTCGCCTCCCATCTTTGAACTTGAAAACAATAACATTTACCTTGTTTTGCGGGGTGCAAATTTAAACCTGCATCCTACCAATAGAAAAATTGAAATTTTAAACGCCACCACTCAAGCAGTATTGGCGGAAGTTCCGGTATCTCAAATTCAAACCTATGCTTCCGGGACTGAGCTTGTTTTTTTCTACAACTTTTACTCGCTTGGAGTAGGCACCTATAAATTAAGACTCACATCAGGGGTTTCCGCCTATGTGACCTCATTGAATTTTCAGATTGTAAGTAAAATTACCAACATTGATTTAAAGACAAACGTATTTGATATACTTACAAGCTATCCAAATACTTTAAGTTATGGAACTCCCGATACGGTCGTTTTTGAAAATGAAATTCAAGGCTCCGTTACATCAACTCCCATTTTTTCCGCTAAATCAAGCGAATTGTTTGCGATGGGCGAAGATTGGTATTTAGAATTGTTAATTGACAATTCGTTTGCTGCTATATCGCCAACATCCAACTACCATTCAAGGATAGGCGTTGGTTACTCTTCAACTGTAAATCAGTTGGCTTATTCACAGCTGAATTATTTGGCTACCAATACAAGTTATTCAGGTGGCGGAATAGGTAAAAAGCTACTCGGAACGAGTACGGTTTATGTTCCCAATCCGCTTTCGGGGTCTGTGATATTTATTAAACAAGGAAATCTTTTAACGGTAATTTCAGGTACACAAACTTGGTCGGAAACCATCTCAAATAATTCGGGTTATTCCATATTTCTACAAGTACCAAATAGAAGTCAAAAGGAAACATTTTCAGCACAAATAATCAAAGCTTATACATTTTAATCATGGCAGAAATTTTAAGACAAAAAATAAGTAATCATCCACTATTTGAAGACGTGGAACGATTCGTAGTAATTGACAGAATTGCAGAAAACGCAGACGTGGCTCAAATCGTCATTGATGCCCGGTTGGAGTATGAAAAAGACGGTCAAGATGTAAGTTCTAATTTTAAGACAAGAATTCAAAATTGGATTGTTGGAAATCATTATCAAGTCGTGGTAAGGGATCAGAATAATGAACCCATTCCCAATCCGGAATATGATCCGGAAGAAAACCCTGATGTTTCGGAATTCCTAACGATGCCGGCATTTGATTACTTCCATAGTTTGATACTTGCTAATCAAGTGCCTTTATTGACTTTGTTGTCGATCAATGTTTTGAATGATGATGAAAAGGGCGCATTTAATTTTTAGAATTGGAGAAATGACAAATCTTATTCTTGTTATGCTGGCCGTTTTGCTTTTCGTTGTCCTGGAACCTATCAGCTTTGTTTATGTGACACTATTTAAAAAGCGTTTCAAGTGGTCAAGAATTACCGGTTATTGGCGCAACCTTGCTGTAAACATTGACCGATTCGGAAACTATGAATTTCGTAGCCTATTCAACGTGTTACTCATAACAGATGATGGCTACAAGTTCGGAGATTTCCGCGAAACTATTTCAAGTGTAATTGGTAAAAACAAAGTGGCCGGAACACTCAATAAAAACGGTAAAACACTTGACAAAATTTTGGACTTCTTTGATGAAAATCATTCCATAAAATCTATTTATTATTTCGATGAAAACAGAAAATATAAATCACATTCGTGAACTGTCGAGGGTAAATAAACTACCCTTTGATGTGCTCATGGCTATTGTGAAAGTCGAAACCCCGGGCTATGGGTTTGATAAAAGAACCGGAAAATTGCTAATCCAATTTGAACCTTCCTGGTTTAAAAAATTAGCACCTAAAGCACGCTCAGGTGTTTGGTCACAAAACAAAGTGGACATTCAATCCCGGGAATGGCCGGCGTTCAATGATGCTTTTGCAATCAATCCCAACGCGGCAATGGAAAGTACATCAATTGGATTACCTCAGATTATGGGCTTTCATTGGAAACGCCTTGGTTACGCCAACGTTGGCGCTATGTGGGATGATTTCAAGCGTGGCGAATATCAGCAATTGTGTGCTTTGGTTCGTTTCATTTTGACGGATGCAACGCTTTTGAGCGCCGTCAGAACTCGTAATTGGCACATGATCGCTGTGAAGTACAACGGTGCCGGATATGTGGCATTGGCGCGCCGATTGAAGCGTGAACCGTATAATATCTCATTAGAAAAAGAAGCAAAGAAATGGATTGGAAAGTAGTTTTATTGCTGGCGTTCGTCCTTTGTGGCTGTGTGACAAAAAAAAAGGCGGTCGATATTTCGAAGAAAAAAACGGCCGTAACTGAACAGTTGCAATCGGAAGAAACGAGCAAATCGGACGTTCAAGCAGCGGCGCAAAGCTCAAGTTTAACCGCTTATGATTTCCGGCAGTTTTTTGGTGATTGGGAAATGGCGTTCAATGGCCAGCAAGTCAGTGACGGTTTACGGCTGTATATGAAACAAACCGAATCAGGTTTTGAAGCAGGTGCTGAAGGCATTGGAACCGCAACTGCTTCCGGAATAATTAATCAGGAAAATTCAGAAACTAAAGCAGATTGGAAAGCCGAATACACAGCTCTGATCGCTCAGATGAACTCTAAATTCATTGATTACGAAGCACGAATAGAAAATCTTGAAAAGGAAAAGAAAGTTCAAAAAGAATTGACCGGTTTTCAAGCCGGTGTATATATCCTTGGTGGCATAGTATTAATGCTCCTCATTTTTATTGTTTGGGTCGAATGGCGGATGCGAAAAATAAGTAAAACCGTTCGGCCTTTTTTAAAGATTTAAAAGGGTTTTAAACGCCACTTAAACGGAGGTTAAAAAATCCTCCGGTTCATTAAAAGTCTCTTACCACATTTTAACGATTAAAGCCGATAGCTCACCGGAGGACGTAAAATCTTCCAGCTATCGGCTTGATTATTTAATCTAATGTGATAAGAGATTTCAAATTTACAATAATGAACAAATACAATCAAATTTTAACGAAAATTCTGGACAAAGGAAAGGTTCAGAAAAACAAGAAGGGAAATATAACCTATCTAACAGATCAGGTTTTACGTATGAAGCCAGGCGATTTGTTGGATATTTTTGAATGCCACGGAATAGCCAGAAACAAACTAAAGGCAGAACTGGAGTTATTCCAACGCGGGGAACGATTAACAGAAGCGTACAGAGAGGCAGGAATTGACTGGTGGGACTATTGCGGTCCGATCTTGGTGAATAGTTATCCGACTTATTTTGAACGCTTACCGCGTTTGATCGAGCAGATTAATCGTGAGAAACGAAATAGTAAGAATTACGTGCTTTTCTTGGGCGAAACGGGAGCGGAAAGCAATCAGCAACCTTGCCTGTCTCTTGTTCAATTTCAAATCGATAAGGGAAAGCTTTTGGTGTCGGCATATCAGCGTTCCAGTGATGCGAATTTGGGGCTTCCGGCGGATATTTACCACTTGTACCTAATGAGCAGGCAGATAGATGTGCCATTGCGCTCAATTACGCTGTTTTTGGGCAATGTGCACATTTATGAGAATAATATAGGCGCAACCCAAAAGTTGCTCAATGGGAATAAAATTAAGTTTAATTTAAATGTTTGATTTAATCACCAAATACATCAAAATCAGGAGTTATATGTTCTTTGTTTAAATCCTTAAAATAGGCATCAATTTTCTGCAAGACTTCTAATTTCTCAATGGGATTATCGGTCTTCTTATAAAAAATTGTTGTGTTTGCTCTTAAAGATTGAGACTTTTCGGGGTTTGGATGTTCGTAATTTTCCACTACAT